CACAATGGATAATGTACTATGGATTAAAACTGAAGGATTTAAATAATGCCAGTAATGTTTATATATTCAGCAATCGTTGCTATTGCTGGCTTAGTTTTAATTACTACTGGAGCTCCAGTAGTAGGTTTAGGATTTATTATTATTGGTGTCGGCTGGAGTGTCGTAGCAATGATAAATGATATAAGGAATGACAAATGAACCGAACAGACGCATATATTGGAACATTTACTAATGATTCAAAAGATTCTGCACGAATCAAAGATCTACGTAAGTTTCTTACTAGCATGAACAAAATGCTTAAAAACGACGGAAAAGAAGCCGGATATTATATCAAACTTCAAGGTCGTCTCGGCAAAGATAATCCAAATGCTTGGAAATATGCAGGAGGTGAAAATAGCATATATGGCGGAAGACACAGCGGTCATTGGCAATGTATTCGTTTGCCAGATGCTGGCTATGCTGATGCATACATTTATCAACGGCGATAATTTAAAATAAAGTAGGGGTTTGCCCCTACTTTTTTGTATAAATAGCATAAACATGTTAACGAGAGATCTCTTTATGCTTAATTTTAAATCACATATAAACCAGCCTCTTAATGAAAGTGCTTTGACAGCTCTTCGTGTTGCAACAAAAGCTCATAAAGGTCAGTTTAGAAAAAGTGGTGGAGAATATATTGTTCATCCAAAAGAAGTTGCTCGATTCGTAAAACAATTTAAAAAGTCTAATAACTTATCAGCTTTGATTCAAGCTGCTTATCTTCATGATACACTTGAAGATACAGATACTACATATCAGGATTTAGTTAAACAGTTTGGTGCTCTTGTAGCTGATATGGTTCAAGAACTAACTACTGATAAAGCTGCATCTGATGCAATTGGTAAGGGTGAATATATAGCTAATAAAATGGCTAAGATGTCGAGTTGGGCATTAGTTGTTAAGTTAGCTGATAGACTAGCAAATGTTCAGGATATAGACACACGACCAGCAGATTTTCAAAAGAAGTATGCAGCTCAGACTGTATTAGCTATTAATAGATTAAGAAAAGATCGCTATTTAAGCCAAACACATAACAAGATTATTTCGGCGATTGAGAAGAAAATTAAAGAATACATTCCGAAAACTGTTAAAGAAGATACTGCTGAATTACGTAAAAAATATCAAAATGTACTGAATGCTGAAGAAAAACTCAGTGATCATGATTATGGAGTTAATAAAGCTAAAGTAACACGGACTGCTAATACATTAAGTAAAGCAATCAATAAACATCTTGGTCCTGATGCAACTATTCAAGATAAAATTAACCTTAGAACCCGATTACAAAACGGAAAATAGGAAAATATTATGCTTAGATTTACTAATTTTATAACTGAACAAAAAAATACTCATATGACTCATATCGAAGATCGTGTTATTTACGGTGGTGTGAATGGTACTCGACAAGCAATCTTTGCTCTTCGAGATCTAAGAGATATGTTAGGTGGTAAAAAAGAAGGCAGAGTAAGTGTTAAATGGGACGGTGCACCTGCTGTTTTTGCTGGTATTGATCCAAATGACGGAAAGTTTTTCGTGGCTAAAAAGGGTATTTTTAATAAAAATCCTATGGTTTATAAAACCGATGCTGATATTGATGATGATACTAAAGGTGATTTAAATGCTAAATTAAAAGAAGCTTTAAAGTATCTGCCAGCGCTTGGAATTAAAGGCGTGATTCAAGGAGATTTTCTATTTTCAAAATCAGAGCTTGCTACTCAAACTATTGATGGTCAGAAATATGTAGTATTTCATCCAAATACCATTGCTTATGCTATTCCTGCAGGTACGCCTGCAGCTGCTTCTGTAAAAAGAGCTAAGATGGGTATCGTATGGCATACCACGTATACCGGTGATTCATTTGAGACGATGAGAGCTTCTTATGGTGTTGATGTTTCAAAACTAAGAAAAAGTGCTGATGTGTGGTCTCAAGATGCAATGCTTAGAGATTTAACAAAAGTCACTATGTCAGCTAAAGAAACAGAAGATGTAAATAAAAAACTATCTGAAATAGGATTTTTATTTAATCAAATTGGTGCATCTACACTTAAAGTTCTTGAAGATAATAGAGATATTGCTCAAACGATTGAAACGTTTAATAATACTTTTGTTCGTAAAGGCGAGCAAATTAAGGATACTGCAAGACATGTGACTGCGCTGATCAAGTGGGTTAATGCTAGGTATCAAAAAGAAATCGATAAGAGAAAAACTGAAAAAGGTAAGAAGGCTCAGATGATAAAGCGTGATAACTTTTTAAAATTTTTCTCACCTACTAACAAAGCTAATCTTAAAAAAATATTCGATTTACAACAACTGATAATTGTTGTAAAGTTAAAACTTATAAATATACTTAATAAGCTCAAAAGTATCGATACTTTCGTAAAAACGCCAGATGGTTTTAAAGTTACCGGCGAAGAAGGTTATGTTGCTATTGACAAATTAGGTGGTGATGCGGTAAAGATTGTTGACAGATTAGAATTCTCGTACAACAACTTTTCGCCAGATATTTTAAAAGGATGGGATAAACCAGGAAGATGAAAAATGGATAAAAGATATACAAAGCTATTGCGCACACTTAATGAAAATAAAGATGGGCGCCACGTTTACCTTTCAGTTGGTCTTAACCATGACATTATGGCTGTGCATGATAGCAAAGAAGCTGGTATGAAATATATGGTCGGCGGCGATGGACCAGATGGACATTTTTTAGTAAAAACAACTAGCAAAGCCCTAGGCAAAAAGCAAGTTGGGCATTTTGTTGGGCGTAGGGTTAGCCGGCATTTAGACAAACGGCCACATCCACATGATGATGGACCACATTATTCTGTACATAAAGAATCTGTTTTGCCTAGTTCGATTGGCACAAATTGGGCTCCAAAAGAAGATCGTGACCGGTCTGATAAAGTTAGAGNTCATGAGCTTGCTATGAATCATCATACAAGACAGATGTCTAGAGATCCAGAAAATAAAGCATACCATCTTCAACAAGCATCTCGGCATTCCGCTGCCGCAGATGCCGGTGCTGAAGTCAGCCGTATTGCGCCAGGACCTATGCGAGTTGCAGCAAATGGAGATTTTGAAGAAAAAAGTAAAAAAGCTCACGCTGGGTCAGTTCAACACTTAGGCGCGTCTGTTGAAGTTAATGAAAAAGCACCAAAGATAGACCCAAAGAAATATGAAAAGCATATGAATAGAAATAAGAAACCAAAGGAAATGAGTTCTACTGAAAAAGCATTATCAGATATTAGCAAACGGGCAGATAAAATGTCAAGAGAATCTGTTGAAGTTAGTGAAGCTCATGCTATGGTTTGCAAAGACTGTGGTGATGAACTAAACAAACCAACAACTGATTGTGCAAATGATTGCAGTGATCCAAATGGTAGTCATTGGGTTAAAGAATATAGCGAATCTACTGATGACGTCGGTGAAGGATATATAAGTTATCTTGATAACGGTCACGCAGCCATTAAAAAACAATTAGAGCTTGGTCCTAAAGGCAAATTTAAAAAGGCTCAGGGAAGAATTGATGATCATGAATCTGGAAAAAACCCTGATAAAAATATTGCAGCAATGATAAAAGATAGAAATAAAACAAATGACGGTACTAATGTTGTACAATTAAGACGTATGAAAAATGAAGAAATGTCTCCCGAAGTAAAAGCAAGAGTCGCTTCATTACGTAATACTCCAAGTCAAATAGCGGCACGTAAAGCTGCAGCTAAAAATAAGATGGTGAGACCTGGAACTGAGGCTGATTTACCTAAAGATCATGATTGGAATGACAGAGATGCATATCCTAAAGAATCAACTGAAGTTGACGAATTAGCTCAAATGGTTCCTAATAAATCTCAACTTAATAAAGACCAGGCTACAAAAATGAGTAAACTTGACGACGAACTTAAAGCAATGAGAGCTCGTATGGCTNAAGAAACACAAAATGAAGATTATGAATTAACTGAAGAAGATTTGCCAGAA